TAGACCACTTACATCTTTCGGTACCCATATTCCAGAATCGTTTGTTTCACCGAAGCTAGATGGGTCTAGTGCAGTTCCATCAATATAAACTATTTCTGCTGCATAGTATTCACCATTATAACTGCTACCACTAGGGTCAATGCCTATCCACATTTTTTCACCACTAAGATTCCAATCTGTATCTGTATTTTGAGTTGGATAGGCTTCTGATGAAAAATTAGTTTCTCTTTGTCCGTTAACATAAATACGGATTCTTTCCGTTGAAACTGCTTGAGTTGTGTCAACAACTATAACAAAATGGTACCATGCTGAAGGGTCACGAAAAACTCTAGTACCTATTAATAACCCAGACCAAGAACCTGAATAATAAATATATGCATTTAAAAGACCAGCTGTAGTTATAGATAAACCACTTGAACCTACTCCGTGTGTAACTCCAGGCATTGGTAAAGCTGTATCTACACCAAGTTTTCCAAGTTTAACCCAAAAACTACTTGTAAAAGTTTTTCTATTTCCAGTGCTTGATGGTGTTCTGTGCATATAGGCAGTATCAGCAGAGTTAAACCTAATTGATTGGTCTATTGTATGTGTGGTTGTGCCAGATCCACTTGCACCTAAAAGAACATTATTTTGAAATACCATTTATACCTCTTGTATTATTTAACATCTAGTGATGCCGCCATATGCACACTAGAACTCGATAACACAACGTAGTCAATACGGTCAACGGCAGAAGCTGTCGTTGTCAATGTCGGAGCCGTGCCTCCAGCAAAATCGTAAGCAGCATTAAATGATAAAGTTCTTGATCCAGTACCATCCTGTCGTATAAAGAAGCTTCCTGTCTGTCCAGATTGAACATTTGTTGGAGCACCGAGATTTCTACTACCACCTAATCGAACATCAAAGTTCTGACCACTGTTAAAGTTTACTGAGATTGTTGATGCATCAGTTAATGAAACAATGTCAGCTACAGCCGACTTTGTAATTCTTAATTGTTTACCCAGTGAATCAACAGCACTAACGGATATAGCTGTTGTTGCAAATAACTTGGTAGTATCTGTGACTGAGCTTGAAATACTTGTAGCAGTCATACGAGTAGCTGCAACTGCCGTAGCCGATACCGTACCACCTACTGTAATAGGGCCAACGGCACCACCCTCTGTAGATAAAGCACTGACCCCAACTGGGTCTACAGAATTATGTACATTTTTTCCATCACAATAAATAAACTTTGAACCACCACGAGGGGCAATAACATTTGTTGTTGTTACGGCTGTTTTTAATTTAACGGTGTATGTACCACCTGTTGTTTGGTTATCAACAACGTATAACTTTTCAACACTAGGAACTACAATCGTAGAGTTTGACCCCAATGTTCCTTCAATTCTTAATACAGCATTACGAGACTGATCAGCCGAGCCATTAGAGGCTGTTAATGATGTTGTGGCTCCTGTTGTACTGACAACGACTACACCACCAATGGCTTCGTCAACCATGTCAATAACTTGTTGGTTAAGACGATCACCCCAAGTGTTTGCATTTTCGCCATCAGCTTGTTTCTCTAATCTTAATCTTGTTGTATAACTACTAGGCATAATTAATTACTTCCTTTTACTAATGTATTATCGCCTCCAGCTGGTGAGGCATTATTTCTCATATCATCCTGTCTTGTCCTTCTGGCTTCATTTAATAAGTCAGTAAAGGCTCGTTGATACTCTTGTTCCCAAATCTGAGCCGCAGAGTAATTTTTCATAAACATACAAGCTTCCTTCATACTAGCATAAAACAATGCATTAGAACAATATTTGGTAAAGAAATTCTCTTGGTGCACTGAGGTTGCTGCTGTTGGTTGGACAATATAAGACATTTCACAATCATAGGCCGACACTGGTGTGGGAGCTATCAGTAAATTATCAAAGCCAAAGTTGGCATAATATCTAGGCACTCCTATACTTGTTCGTTGCGGCCAATAATCATTTAAATATTCATCGGTCTTTTGTAATAAATTAATACGTGTACCGTCAGACTTTATAATATTTAAATTTTTAATAATTAAGGTGTTTAATGGTTTAGTAATAAACGGATCTCCAATAACCGTATTTGATGTTGCATATTGTACGACACCATATGAATCTATTTCTCTAGTTAGTCTTGCTTCAGCTCTTTCTATAAAAGCTGGGATGTCTCCAACAAACTCTGTGCTGGTATCTTCACTTGTTGTTTTGATTCTGTTTACTAATTGGTTGTATGTTATACTCATATCTTCTTAGCCTTCCATATTTCAGAACCACCACCAAAAACTTTCGGTGTCCATATTCCTCTTATGTGTGTTCTAAATCTAGCACTAACTCCTGTTAATACCAAGTTACCATCACCGTTTATGTTCGGCGATATAACTCTTGTTCTAATTACTGGTTGGAAATTTGCCTTACCTCCCATATTTGCATGTGCACTACATTGATAGTATAACGTAGTTGGTCCACTATTTACAACAAAGATTTGTGTATAAGCTCCAGCATTACCCGGAGTCCCTACTGTATAAACATTAGTTGAAAAAAGTGTACTTCTAGCTGCATCTAAATAAAATCGTAATGGATGACCATCATTAGAACTATCGGATTGATCAAAGGTATATAATCCACGACCCTTAACTAAATTTAAACCATACTGTTGTCTACCGTCTATAAAATATTTGTTAGCTCCTCCTACATTTACAACCGTTACTTTAAATGTCTTACCACCATTGTATATTACTGGGTTAGCTCCAGCCCCAACATTTTCATTACCTGTTGAGAATGTTGCCGATGCTTGTGATGGAATAACATTTGTTCCAAAAAAGGCTACAGCATCTCTTAATGTAAAACTTGGTGATAGTCCTGTTAAAGAAACTTTTGGACTACCTGTGACTGATGCACTTCTTAATGTAGTTACTAATGCTACCCCTGTAACATTATGTGTTTTAATAACTTCGACTATTGCTGATCGTAAACTAAATCCTATATTTGCTCTGGTGACAGATACATTAGCATTAGCTGCTGTGGTTACATTACGAAGAGATAAACTTATTCCTGCGTTAGTTACAAAAGCCGTGCCCGGAATAGTTACTGCTACGGAACGAACAGTAGTGGATAGTGAAACTCCTGTTACCGTAACCGATCGATCTACAACACTACGGTTCCATGCACCTGAGTTCCAAGTATTTCTACCGTATCCACTGGTAATCACAGTCATTATTGATTACCTATGGACTACGATAGTGTGATAATAGCAGTGGCAGCAGCAGCAGCTGGGAATGAAATCGTAAATGTACCGTTAGTTGATACTTTATCAGACCCAAAGTCTAAGACAGCAATAGCTTTATTACTATTAGATGAATTATATATTAATGCTCCTCTAGCTGAGAATGTTGTACTTGTAAAAGATATATCAGCAAAATCAATAATTGCTGTTCCACCAGAAGCAGATGTTGCACCTAGTGAAATAGTTACACCAGTTAGTGTACCACCTCCAGGAGCATATCCACCACTTGATACAACTTCATTAGACGTTGAGTACGCAGCCGTACCCGCAGATAATGAAGCTACACTTGTGAATAAAGCTATCTTTAAGGTATCGGTTTTAACCTGATGCCCTTCTTGTAAAACTTCCGACTTAAAGGAATTACATACAGCTTGTGTTATGGCCATTTTTAGTTACCTCTCTTTGTAAATGTTGAATCATCAGGACTCCACCCAGCATCACCAGTTGTAGCTAGTACAGTATCTGGACGTGCATCCCTCAAGTTTTCATTGTCATCAATTCTTGGAGTTTTGTTTTGTGGATGATCAATAATATTATATCGCCCATCCGTTTCCGAAGCTCCAACAACTAATCCCGTAGGCTCTTTGACTCTATCAGAATATCTAAATCGAAATCCTGATCGATCGCAGATAAAGTATGCATACTTACCTCTTGCCATTATAACCTAAACGATGGCTTAATCAAAAGACTCGCCCTTTCTTTATCAGCATACATTGCTGAGGTTAGTTCTTCTTCATACATCTGTTTTAACATACTGGCTCGTTCTGACGTAATGCCTGGTCTTTTAATAGACATCTTATAGGCAAGACCAGTTGATAAGCACGGTAAGAATCTGAATGGTATGTCTGCATCTTGATTAGATTTAGTTATATCTTCTACTTTATTAAAGCTAAAGTATGATAATAATGGTGTGCCACCTGTAGTCGTAGCATCTGGAGTAGGCCACAAATATAATTCTGCTGCATCTCTTAATCTATTAACAGCATATTGTGTCGGTCTACCTGTTTGTGTTTTGTTTGTAATTCTTTGATAAGCTTCCATTGTGATTCGAGATAAAGCTAAGTCTGTATCTGTTGAGCCACTAACAGTTCTATGGACAAGTTCAGTTATATCTATAAGTGAAGTGGGTAATGTATATTTAGCTGTGCCACTTGTAATATCTAATGTAGCAATGTTTTGTTTCCATAGTAATATACCACGGTTCATCCAATCGATAAGGAGAAGGTTAAGTGTACGTCGTGCTTCTAATGGTTCAAACCCTAGAGTCTGTTCACCACCTAACATAGACATAGCTTCTTCAATTACGTCAGCTATATCTAGATTGAATGTTGTTGTGCCTGAAGTTGCCATATTATCCTCTAAATTTATTTGAGAATGATGGATTAACTATACCACCAACATTGTATTTAACTTTACCGCCACGAGCTTTCATCCTAACAGTTGCCTCTGAGTCTATAGTTGTTGGGTTTTCTTCAATCATATCTCTATACATATTCATTTTTCTTTCTCGTGTAGTTTGTCCTTCGTTACGAGTATATTTCTTAGATCCTCCTCTTGCTTTTTTTAATTCTCTAAAAAGTTGTAAACCCTCTTCATTTCTTTTTTTATCTAACATATCTTCGCCTTTTTTAATATTGTCTATGTCGTCTTTTGTTTTTGTCTTTTTCTTTTTTAAACTTTTTACAAAACCTTCTAGATCTTTTACTTTAACAAATTTTTTAGCCGCTTTTTTACCGACAGTTGTAGCAAGTTTACCAAGACCTGCTGCTATAATTGGACTTACCATATTATTTCTCCTTACCTATCGTCGAAGTCAGTTCCGTATGATGGGTTTACCGTGCCACCAGTAAAGAATTTGTTTTTCTTTGGTTTGTTTGGTTTTGTTTGATCGTATAATTCTTTAAGAATTTGTCTTCCTTCAGTATCTTTTTTATATACTTTATCCATAGCCTCTCTCACATCTGGTGGTAATGGATTAGGTTTAGGTTTAGGTTTTGTTTTCTTTGTCTTTCTATAAACCGGTAATGGAGATTGTCTATTTTTAAAATCACCCCTAGCTTTTTTCTTCTTATACTCCTCTTCTGTGAGTGTTATTGAATCTAATTTTTTATCCATATTATCTGTCATTTCTTTTTCTTTCCCCATTCATATAGGTTATCAAATGTTGTTTCCCAGTCCATATAACTATCGTGTTGTTCTGCGGAGTGTTCCCACTGTGACGGTACAAAGTCTGGTGGTCCTTCTCCAACAACCCATAGTGCAGGATTGGTTACACGTACACGATTGTTTGGTAGTGCTACTATACAACCTTTATACGGACCCGATGTTAATTCCAACACATGTGATTGTTTGTGCTGTGCTGGATCATCCGATATATAACTGTCGGTATAGTCAACCGTAAACATATACTTACCATTATAGAACTCACCTGCTATCTTACACAACCACGGACTTGAACTAATTCGATCCATTC